TTTTCAACCATTCCCTCGAACAGATTTGTGGAAGTACTGCATAGACAGGGGGCTGATTACAGAGGAAACTCAGTCACGTGCATTTTACGAGCATACCCCCCTGAATCTCCAGGATGCCGATAAGATTAACAGACTTCATAAATGGTGGTTTTTTGCAATCAAATATCAACTGCCAATGGAAATGATACGAATACTTCTAGATACTCCTCTGGACGAAAAGCAGGAAAAACGGATGCAAGACTATAGATGGGAGGTTGCGAAAGGATTATTATATGGACTATAAAACAAGAGTGATAGTTACAGGTGCAGGTGGTTTTATTGGACACCATCTAGTTAAATATCTTAAAGAGCAGGGGCATGAAGAAGTAGTTGGAATAGATGTAAAATTTCCAGAGTTTGAACAATCTTATGCGGATTTCTTTTTTATTCTAGATTTAAGAGATCAGCAACTGATAGCATCTAACTTAGATATTTTTCCTAAAAACTCCAGTATTTTTGCACTAGCAGCAGACATGGGAGGAATGGGGTATATATCAAGTAACGGTGCTAGAATTATGTCAAATAATTCAATGATAAATATAAATACTTTAGCTATAGCCACTGCTATGAAATTTGAGCAGATTTTCTATTCTTCATCTGCCTGTGTTTATCCAGAATATCTTCAAAATGATGAAAATAATTTTAAGGGAGGATTAAAAGAAGAAGATGCATATCCAGCACAACCACAGGATGGATATGGGTGGGAGAAACTCTATACAGAATTATTATGTAAGTATTATAGAGAATCCCATAACTTAAATACACATATTGCCAGATTTCATAATGTATTCGGACCCCTTGGAACTTGGGATGGAGGACGAGAGAAGGCACCTGCTGCTTTGTGTAGAAAAGTTGCAGAAGCTAAAAGAGATGGAAAGGGTTTCATAGAAATTTGGGGGGATGGGAAGCAAACTCGCTCTTTCTGTTATATAGATGATATTGTTAAGGGAATTTATAAGCTATCACAAACAGATTACCATGAACCAGTGAATCTCGGACAGGATAGAATGGTATCAATTGATGAACTTGCTGATATGGTAATGGATGCTGCTGAAGTGAAGTTAGAAAAAAGACATATTGATGGTCCAGTTGGTGTACGAGCTCGTAACTCAGAAAATAGTCTTTCCAAGAGTTTACTTAATTGGACTTATGATATATCATTAGAAGAAGGAATAAAGAAAACATACCATTGGATAGAGAGGAAAGTATATGAAAGTCCTGCCGATAATAATTAATCCAGTCATAGATAATATCCCATTAGCAAATAGATATGGGGATTTATCAGTATTATATAACACTGTTTTATCAGATTTAACTGAGGTTCTTGACGTTCAATTTGATGTTCTTCCCTCGGAAGTTGATTTTGATATTCCAATAAAACAAGATGGATTTGCCTATCTTCCTAAAGAATATCTTGATATGTTAGGAAATACACCATCTCATCATGAACCCGATCATATTAATTACTGGAAATTTATGGATAAACATCGATTGATTCAAAGAAGGTTAAATGGAGAGTTCGATGAAGTTCATGTATGGGGAGGACCATTCATGGGATTTCATGAATCTCAAATGGTTGGAATGACTGCCTACCCATGTAATTCAGAACCTATTAGAGCATCCTGTCCTAATTTTATTATTATGGGATTTAGCTATGAACGGGGTGTGAGTGAAGCACTAGAATCTTTTGGTCATAGAACAGAATTCATCTTTAGACAGAAGTTTCCTACTACTTGGGAAATCTACTCTAGATATGTTGGAACAATTCATGAGCCATTTAATACCAGAAAAGCTTACGATTGGGGAAACCATACGATGGAACTATATAATGGAAAGGAGGAAGCTAACTGTGAACTTTGGGGATGCGAAGGTAGGGGCTACATTAAATGGTGGTTTAAACAGCTTCCTAATGGAGTAAAGGAGGCTACGACACATGTATGATAAAGTTATCTTTTTCAATCATTATGGAAATGGAGACTTGTTTGAATCGCTCGCTTTTATAGAGGATTTACATAGACTTATTCCTGCAAAAGAATATATATATTCACATGGTAAAAATAATAAGATATTTAAACATCTTAGATGGCTCGAGCAGGATAGTAACTATGTTGCACATCTTGACCATCGTGTTCCTACAATGGTAGAAAACAATTGCTTTTACTTTAATACATGGATTGGAAGGGATGGTAGATATGTTCTCCCAGGAATCGGGTGTACGTTAGAAATGCTATATCAAATGTACAATGACATGTTAGCTCCCTATAATTTGCATTTGAGTAGAAGTGTGTATGAGTACATTCCAAATATTCCCCATCTTGAAAGTGATTTTATAGATTTTGAGGGAATTATAAAGTATGTTGAAAAGATTTATGGTAAAAAGAGGGTTCTAATCTCAAACGGAAATGTTCAGTCCAGCCAGGCATATAACTTTAATTTTGAACCAATCATTAATAAACTAGCTAAAAATTATCCGAATATTATCTTTTTTGTAACCAGCCCCTTAGTATCTGAATTTAACAATATTGTGAATACAGAAAATGTAACTAAGGATTTTACTGGATGCGATCTGCATGAGATAGGATTCTTAGCAAATTATTGTGATTTAATGATAGGTCGTTGTTCAGGTCCAATTGTATTTTCTCAACATAAATGGAAAATGTATCATTTAGGGCATAAATCTTTGTCCTTTACCTATACATATGAGGGATCACATTTTATTCTAAGTGATCATTTACCCATGAAAAAACTTTGGTCTCCTGCTACCGATGAGGACGAGGTTTATTATAGAATAGTTAAGGAGTTAGAATGAGTAAAACATTAATAGGATTTGTAACGTTTGGAGGACTTATCTTTACTAAGGAATTAGTAAGAGGTATAAAAGAAACAGCCACAAAAAATGTAGATATGGCAGCTATTGTTGGTAAACCTGGGGATGCAGATACAGCAGATTTTCTGGAATCAGAAGGAATTCAACATCTCGTACATCAGGATAACATGGGATTTCCGTGGTCAGTGAACGACTTATATGATTATGCTTGGAAAAAGAACGATTATGATTATCTCATCATAGCAGGAAATGATACCATACCATATCCATATGCAATAGATGGGATGATTGAAGTTGCTGATACAACAGACTATGAGTGGATTAGTGCCTCACAATACGATGTTAGAAGTTTATGTTCAGAATTTCCAGAGGTAAAAAATCAGTTTGCAGAAGAAAGTTTTAACATAACAGATTTTAGTCAGGAACCTTGGAAAAAATTTACCAAATATTCAAAACAAAATAATATAGAAGGACAGGTAATTAAAGATGTCCAAAACTTTTGCTTGTATAAAAAATCAGTTTTTGAAAAAATAGGATATACAGATGTTAATTTCTTTCCAGCTTACTTTATTGATAATGACTATGCTAGGCGTGGTGTTAATGCAGAACTTAAAACCTGCAATCTTGATGGAGCAGTTTATTTCCATTTTTGGAGTAGAGTACTAAAGCAGGTAGGAGGGGGATCAAACTCAGTATACTTCGCTAGAAATTCCTCATTTTATAATATGAAATGGGGGGCACCATTTGGATACGAAATTCATACAATTCCTTTCGGAGGAGTTCCATTCCCTATTTGTGATGGAGTTCTTCTTCCAGCATCTCTTAATATTGATTCTAGAGATGATGAACAAAAAATTATTAATTATTGGAAATCTCAATAATGGCTTTAGTAGAAAAAATAACACAATTGGATTTAGCACTATATGAAATTCTTAAAAATCCCGTTCTATTTTCAGAGTTTGTCCAGAATATAGATAAAATGGATTATGAAGAATCTTTCGAACTTACTTACTATCAAAGAGAATTTATTGCGGATTTCAATAATGCTGAGTCCTTGTGTTGTGGTCGTTCTGTTGGAAAAACAGTATCCCTTACAAATTACATTTTATGGCTTCTAGTTTTTAATGTATTTCCCGAAGATTATATTGTTTATACTGTACCAAGTAAAGTACATCTGGAGCCTGTCTTTACTAATTTAATAAGGATGCTACGGGGTAACTCCTTTTTAAGAAATTTCTTAGACGGAAGGGGTGGGATTAATTCATCTGAATTTAAGATAACTCTTCTAAACGGTTCTGTGTTACATTGTCGTATTGCAGGACAAACAGGAACGGGAGCAAATGTAATTGGTCTCCACTCTCCTGTTGTTATTCTGGATGAGGCAGGATACTATCCGTGGGGAACTTGGAAGGAACTCCAGCCTATTTTGAACTCATGGACTCCAGGTTCTAGAATGATAGTTTCTGGTGTTCCCACCGGATTGCGTGAAAATAATGTTCTATTCCATGCTGACCAAGAAAACAGCTCATACACAAAGCATAGAATTTCTGCATATGAAAATCCACGTTTTGGGGCAGATGAGGAACAGAAAGCTTTGGAAGATTATGGTGGGAAAGAGACCGATGATTTCATTCATCTCGTTCTTGGACAGCATGGAAAGCCAATCTTTGCTTTGTTTGATAGAGGTCAGTTTGAAATCAAATCCTATCCCGTACACAAACTTCAACTAAATGGATTAGAGTACAAGGAAAATATAGCAGAATATATTACACGAATTGCTGTATTTCCCAATTTAGATAAAAATGCTAAAGTAATTTTTGGAGTAGATCTTGGGTACACAGAACCAACAGCTATCATCATTCTATATTTTGACAGTTATGGAAGAATTTTTGAACATGGAAGAGTTCAACTAAATAAAGTTTCCTATCCAATACAGGAAAGAATTATTGATAAATTAGATGATAAATTTCACCCTGCATTGATAGGAATAGATAAAGGTTCGGGTGGGTCAGGTATTCATGTTATTCAATCTCTAACTGAGGGACTGGATTATTTACATAAGGAGTATAAAAAGAGGGTTGTTCCAATTGACTTCTCTTCTAGCATTGTTCTAGGAATAGATTCAAACGGTGAGGAAATAAAATCTAAAACAAAACCGTTTTCGGTGTCCGTGCTTCAGGATTACACTAACAATCACAAACTTATATTTTCATCAACAGATATGGAATTGATATCCGAGTTGGAAAGAATGACATATTCTAAGACTCCAACGGGGGATATTATATACAAAACCCTTACTCCCAAGGGCGGCAAGGCAGGTGAAGACCATTTCACTCAGGCGTTACTGTGCGCCTCCCTAGCTAATTATTTAAACACAGAATACATGATGTTTCAGCCTAGTAGGGAAAAGTTGCTTGGCTGTGGATGGATAGCATAAAATGGAAACAAAACAAACAAGAACAACAACAGCGAGAGCTAAACCACTTGCTATGGCAGAATATATATATACTCCCCAACAGGCAGGAAATCCTTGGAGTCCTTCAGACGTAGATAGACTCGAATCCATAGACGCTACCAAATTTGCAAAAATGACAGAGGCATGTAGATTTTTCTACAGAAGAGATCCGATTGCTTCTACCGTTGTAAACAAGATGGTAGATATAGGAATCAATGAACTTATCTTTCATAAGAACGGACTTACAGACAATGAGTTTAGAGTATTCAAAGCAATCGCACCAAGTCTAAAGGAATTTGCAGAGTGCATGGCTCTAGAGTTCCTAATTTCTGGACTTGTATTTCCAGAAGTAATCTATGCACCTTTAGGAAAAGAATCATTGAAAGATTTAGGAATAAAGAAATATGAAATGCTCACTCTTCCTGAAAATATGTGGTTAAGAGATCCAGCTACAATAATAATTGAAAAAAACATGCTTACAGATGAACCTTCATATTACATAGAGGTTCCAGAAGATATCATCTACTTTATTCAACATAAAGGACAGTATCAAAGTGGAAAGTGGGATGTAGCCATGTATGAGGAAATAAAAGCCAGATATCCTGCATTTGTACTAGCTGTAGAAAAGGGAGAGACAACCCTAAAACTTGAAAATGATAATGTAATTAGAAGGCGTGTTCTAGCAGATACTGGATATCCCCTTTCGTATATCTACTCAGCAATAGAATCTATGAAACATAAAAGAAACCTTAGAAGGATGGACTATTCTATTGCCTCTCGTGCTATTTCTGCAATCATGCTTGTAAAGTTAGGGGATAAGGATTTCCCTCTGCTTGAGAAGGATGGAGATAAACAATTGGCACAAATAAAGAGCCAGCTTGCATGGCGTAATACATCTGACAGGGATATAGAGAGAATTTACACTTTATACGGAAACCATACATTAGATATTAGTTGGGTATTTCCACCCCTTGAGGCATTGATGGATGATGCTAAATATAGGGATGTAAACCAGGATATAATCTTTGCTCTTGGATTCCCTAGAATTTTGATAACGGGAGAAACAGAAAAGAGTAGCACATCGGATCCACAGTATGCTACTATGTCTCCTGTAAAAACAATGGATAATTTTAGAGAGAAGATTTTAGGAGTTTTGCGTACTATTGTAAAGGATGTTTCTTTAAGAAATAACTTTGCTAGTGTTCCTATTGTAAAGTTTGCACCCCTACAACTATCTGAATTTGCAGCGTTTGTAGCAGCTCTAGATAAGTTATACCAAGCTGGAAATCTTTCTAGAACAGAATATGACAAGTACTTTGGTTATGACTTTGTTGATGAGGTTGAAAAAAGAGCTGATGAGAATGCCCTTCTAAAGTCTAAAGGACTTGAGGAATTTGCCCCTACCCCTAATAGTAGACCACCAGTCGGGGCTACAACTCCTTCTGATGGTGCTCCAAAAGACAAAACTCCGACAAAACCAGATAAAACTCCCTCAAAAACTGAGTAATTGAGTCTATATTATACATTAAAATTAGTATTGTGGTATACTTATTAATAGTGAATAACTACGTAAAAGAGACTGTAGGTAAGACAGTCTTGAGAAGAGGAAATTTAAATAATGGAAAAAGCATCAAAATTATTGACAGAATTTCTTATGATAGAGAAATTAGCCGATGATGATGAAGCATTTGCATCAATCACGTTAAATCCAACGGTTACTTGGACCAAGTTTATTCTTGCTGATGATATGCCAAATGCTAATCGGCAGAGGGTTCCTGCGGAGGAATTCGAAAACCTCATCAAAACTGGCGTTTTCATGCCTATCAAGATGGCAGAAGGAAAAATCAACGATGGTCATGATGGTGCTAGACCAATCGGTGTCATAACTCATCTTAAAAAGTTTAAGAATCAAATCCTCGGATTAGCTGCACTATGGAGTAAAGAAAATCCAAGTGATATTGATTTTGTAAAGCAAGCCTACGCAGATGGCAGACCTCTGCAACTTTCGTGGGAAATCTTATTTACAAACTCTACTACTACAGATGATGGAGTTGAAGAACTTCGTGATACCGCTTTAAGAGCAGTTACTTTAGTGGGTCTACCTTCATACGAAGGAAGAACACCAATTCTAGAGGTAGCAGCTACAAAAACAAAATCGGAGGATGAATCAATGGAAGATTTAGAAAAACTGCAGAAAGAGTATGCAGAATTAAAGGATTCCCTTGTAGAAAAAGAAAAACTAATTGCCGAGAAAGAGAAAGCACTTGTGGATAAGGATACAGAATTTGCAACCTTGAAGCAGGAGAGGGATTCCCTAGCTGAATTTAAACAGGCAATCGACAAGGAAAAAGAAGAGGCTGAAAAACTGACAGCTATTAAAACTCAGTTTAAAGAAGCCGGACTTGAAAAAGACGATGAATACTTTGAGAAAAATAAGAGCACTCTTTTTGCAATGGAAAAAGAGGAGCTCGACTTTTTTGTGCAAGAAATCGTTTCTTTTAAACCAGCCGAAGCTTCTACAAAGGAAGGGAAAGGTAGTAATCCAAAAATTCCCCCAATCGGGAATAAAAATGGAGATCTTGACCCTAAGAGTCTGGCAGAGTATTTAAAATCTAGCGAGACTAAGAAATAATTTAGGAGGATTTGGGACGTGGAAATAAACAAATATGATAGTGAAATCGTTGGTGTTGTTCCAACAGCCGACGTTGTAGAAGGTCGTATTGGTATCCTGACTGGTCATGCATTTAACTATGATTGGGGTAGCAAGGTAGACCTACCTGGATTTAAAATTCCAGCAACTGCTGAAGAAGCAAAAAATGCAAAACAGATTATTACTTGGGCAGTAGATAATAGACCTACTCCTCTCTTTAGCACAATTCCGAGTTACACTTGGGCATTGCGTCAGGGATGGGAACAGGCAGGGAACGCTCCGTTCTCTTCAACAATTTATTTAACTTACCCTGGTAATCAGCATGGTAGAACAATCCCATCAGGTGTTCCGGCATTAGCTTTCGGAAAGGGTACTTACACCCTTCCTTCTGGAAACTATATTAATGATAATAACTTGAGAACTCCTGGTAAGCTATTGCAAGTAGCTAACACTGCAGAAGATTCAACTGATGCAGGTAAATTAAAATATCTTGGTACAATGAGTGATAGAAAGGTCGGACAGGTTGTTGAGTATCGTACTAATGGCGACCTGGTATTCGAACTTGATTAATAACGGAGGAATGTAAAATAACATGGGAGATAAACAATACGAGGAAGCAATCGCTAGTTTGATGAAGGACAAAACTCAGCGTGAAGCTTTAGCACAAATGATTGTGGAATATGTTCAGCCAAATCATATTACTACAGATTTTATTAGTATGATTATGAGTACTCGCAATCTACAGCCTGGTGATTCTTTAGTAAAGAAAATTCGTAAAGGGATTAATGTTCGTACATGGGTTCCAGGTTCAATTGGATTAAAGAGTGAAATCACTGTAACCGACCGTATCAACTATATTCTGGATTCAGCTATAGTTGGTGCAATGGCTAACGAGTGGGAACTCGAATCAGGTGAAATTGGCACAATTGGAAGCATTAAGGCAGAAGCCGGAGCAAAACTTCGTGACTACTACATGAACAAAGTATTTACTGCTTTGACTGGTGTATGGTCTTCAGGTAACACTCCATATAACTATACTTACTGCGGTTCAGTTGTAACTGCGACAGCACTGGAAAACATGATTGATAGAATCAATCAAACTACTCCAGGAGCAAAAGCCATTATTGGTGTACGCTCTGCAGTGCAGCCTATTAGTAAATTTGCAGCATTTTGGTCAAACGGTGGAAACACTGGTTATGTTCCAGAAAGAATTCAAGAATTGATGGTAAACGGAGTACTAGGTCAATACTATGGTGTTCCAATTATCGCAATCAATCAGGTTTGGGATAACCCCGAAGATTACAATGAACTCCTACCTAAGAACAAAGTTCTTGTTGTAGGTCAGAACATTGGAGAATTTATTACCTTCGGTCCTGAACGCTCTAAAGAGTGGACAGATAACCAACCAACACCTCCATACTGGCACTTAGACATCGTACAGCAATTTGGTATGATTGTTGATAATGCACAGGGTATCGGGGTATTGGGACTAGCCTAACCCTATAATGGGGGAGGTCAAAAGCCTCCCCCAATTAAATTTAATTTGAAAGGAATTATATAAAGGATGGACGCTAAAAACTATGAAGTCTACACTAAGATGCAGGCAGGGACTCCCTATGCAACTTATAAAAAGACAAGTTTAGGAAAAGTGTTTGTATCAGCTCTTGATCCATTTTCTGGAAACCCTGTGGGAATAATTCTAGAGGGAGAAAAGGGTGATGAAAAAGAATATGTAGATGTATGGAGTGAGGGTGAAGATGTTTTCTTTAAGAGAACTAATAAACTTCAGTTTGATCAGGGGTATATTATTCCTGCCGAAAGACCCAATGCTCCGGTTGCAAAACCAATTGAACAGTTTTCCGATGAAGAACTTAAAGAATTATTGTCTATGAAATACTTCGCTTTTCAAAAGCTTCTAGGTGAAATAAACTCAGTAGCTGTTGCTCAGAGATTGCTAGACTTATCTAGAGAGATGGAAAAATCAGAAAAAATTGTTTCTGTAATTGAGGCTAAAGTTTCAGAGCTTCAGCAGAAAGTTTAGGAGAGAAATTTAATGGAAAATGAAATTTTACAAGCACAAGATATAAATGATGCTAGAATTACTAGGGCTGCTGGATGGATGGATAGCCTACTAATGAGTGGTAAATACTTTGCTAAAGGATTTAATAAAGAAGGCAAACTTCTTTGGGAAGATACTATTGACAATGTAGTAACCATAGTCGGTAAAAATCTTGCCCTAGATACTTTTCTAGCTGGCTCTGGCTATTCTGTAGTTGGTCCTTTTATGGGATTAATTAGCTCTGTCTCTTATGGTGGAGCACCCGTAGAAGCTGATACTATGGGTTCTCATGGAAACTGGTATGAAGTTTCTGCAACTACATATTATCCAACAGTTGCAGCCAGACTTACTTGTAACGGTGGTTGGAGTGCTGCAGCAAATAAAGCAAAGGCATTATCATCTGCCCTATCTTTCAGTATTATCACTAATGGTGGAACCCTAAAAGGATGCTTTCTTGTCTATGGTTCCGGTGCTGTTGCTACTTTGGGTAGCACTGCTGGAACACTTCTATCTGCTGGTACTTTTACTGGTGGTGATAAAGCTGTCGGTGTTGGAGATACTGTTCAGGTTAGCTATACATTAAGCATGGCATAATAGAGAGGTCTTATGACTTACGTATCTGACGATAGAGTAAAGGAAACTTCTACTACTACCGGAACAAGTAACTTCTCCTTAGCTGGTGCGGTTACAGGATTTCGAGCATTTTCGGCTGTCATGAATAATAATGACACCTGTTATTACTGCATAGCTCATCAAACAGCAACTGAATGGGAAGTGGGGATTGGAACGTGGGTAACTGGAAATACACTTAATAGAACTGCAGGAAATGTTTTTGATGGGTCTTCGGGAGCAGGAACGTTAGTTAGTTTCTCTTCTGGAACAAAAGATGTATTCATTACAGCACCTGCTAATAGAATTAATATGTTCAGTGATGAACTAGCAATGGTTTTTCCTGCA